TAAAACGAACATTCCGCGAATGCTGTTCCAGCCTAAGTGCGGGTCCCCGTCACTCTCCCTGCAGTACACGTCACAGGCCAAAATACCACCGACAAAACTAATTCCTCTGGAGCTGTTAAGGAATATGTGTCCACGATCGCTTGCGCCGCCATGGTAGAAGTTGCAGCCAATAAACTGCATTCCGTTGGCAACCCCCTCTGCCAGCACCCCTGCTCCAGCGCTGTGGTTAAACATAGTTCCGACGAACATCCCGTGATGCGGGTTGCCGCCGAATGTTGGGTGCTGCAAGTATAGACCCACGCCTTTACTGTGTGTAACACCCCCGCCTATGTAGTTGATATTCCCAGTTTGCTCCACCATGGCAATGCTAATCGCGTCATAGTTCCAGCATCCGGTGAACGTGGTATATTCAGCAGCAAACCCATTTGATAGAGTGTGATTGATCCAGTTGTCATGGAGTCGCAGGCCGCTTACATGGCTGAATGATACAGGGCCTGACACCTCGAACGTGCCGTCGAAATATGCGCCATTACTCCTGAAATTGATTATGTCTATCGAACCATCAATCGTGAATCCAAAACAGTCTGTGACAAGAAGCCCAACGTGAGGCGCATCTAGCGAAGTAGGAAGGCTACCTCCGTTGAGCCTACCATTCCCTGTCAAGCGCCACCCACTGACCCCTTGAGCCATGAAGCAGGTCGAGCTTGCGCTATGAGCAACCTCACCATCAAGTATGACAGTCTGACCCGCTGGTATGCTGTATGTTGATGATTTTGTGTCATTTATGTCTATGTGAAATGTCTTGTAGTTTGCGGCCTGAGCCCAAGCAGCTACGCCAAACTTCGCCTTTAGGGTGGAAAGCCTTGCTATTATGTTGTCACCTATACCTTGATATCCTACATCAGAAAGATAGTGATTAATTATCTGTTGATACATGGTGTCTGGATCAACTGATGCCATATTCGGCGCATACCAAACCTGAGCGCCTAGCGAGTCACGAACAAGGAGGCTGTGATTTGAGTCGGTGACAAACTTGGCTGGTTGCCCGTTGTAAACAAGGAAGCCTCCAGCATTGGTGCGCAGAGGCTGGGCGACAGGGATGCGACTGCCATCCTCGTTAACTTTGTACACCTGAACCTGGGAATTTGATGGATCTACCGCATCAACCGTGCCACAGTAAATGAACCCATTGAATACCGCCTTGAACTGGCTTGGCATGGTGAATGGCCTGTAAGGGCTGGTTACTAAAATGTCTGCCATGTTTATTCCTCTGTTGTCTGTGCTAATCCAGCAATGCCAAGAGCCTGGGCTAGTGCTGGGTAGTTTCTGTCTATCTGAATTGCCATTTTAAGCTGATCCGGCTTAGCATCCAAAGCCTGCTTAACAGCTTGCTTTGTTCCCGCATTCTTAGCGGCAGTGTCAACTACATCAAGAAGCAGGCCAGCCCCTGGAATTTTTGCGCTGATGCCCATGATCCCCATCTTGTTCAGGCTGTCTAAAATTACGCTAGCTGAGCCCTTTGGTATCGCTCCTGCCTGCGCCTGGATGCTACCAGCGATCTTCCCAAGGTTTTTTAGGCGGGAAAGCGACTCCTTGTTGTTGTTGAAAAGTATATTTAGCTTTGGCTCCCCGATCTTATTTAACGCCTTCTGGAATGCTGCGGGACCCAGAGTTGGTACGCCGTCAATCTTGCGACTGGTGGCCCCGAATCCAGCCTCCATGATATCCATAATGGCAGTGGCTTGTAGATCGCCAATCGCCTGCGCCCCCTTGCCTCCTGACTTTGAAAGAGATTGCATAGTGCGCCTCATATCCTCCAATGTTCCAGCTGGGCCTAGCAGACGGCGAGATACGGTTGATGCCTCAATTACTGGCGTCACACCATCACGCTTTACGTCAATCAGTCGGCCAGCCATAGCTTGAGGGCTGAACTCAGTTTTAATATCTCTCGTAACACCCCTAGCCTTCTGGAGTGACTCCAGCAGGCTGCTTGGGATTGACGAGCCAGCAGCATCTACCATCAGATCAAGTTCGGCATCCAAAGCCTCTTTTATGGGCATGGTTGCCACCTTAGATGCACCAGTGGTGTCACCCCTCTCTATTGCGTTGAGTGATTTACGGAATCGCTCTGCGTTATCTATCGCCAGCGGGGTGATCGAAACATCAGCACCTTCTGGCGCCTCCTTTAGCCCGTACTTAACCAACAACTTATCAAGAGAGCCTATTGGCCCCGGTGCTGTTATGGCGAGATCTTCCAAGTCAGCAAGCGGTATAGCAGACCGGATATTGTCTGGCATCACTGGCACCCCTCCAATCTCTCTAGCCTGATCGGTGGCTGTTTTGTATAGCTCTCGTTTTTCCTTGCTCATCAGCGACTTTCTACCTGAAAGCGCATCTTTTAGTGAATCACCCGTGCGCTCAGGTACCCCTAGCTTCCTTACCATCTCATCTAGAGCACCACGAAACTTTTCAGACTGCTCAAGGCGCATCGAGCGAACTGGTTGCGCCAGCGGGTCGCTTGCAGACTCAGCAAGACGAGCCTCCATGGCCTGCTGTGGCAATGCCTGGGTTATGTCACCCTTAGTGTATGGAATCCCCTCTTGCGCAAACTGAGCCACCCTAGCCGCCTGCCCTGGGCTTGAGCCCGCTGGCAACTTCATCAGGTCATCAAGTGCTGACTGTTGCAGATCTGCAAGGCTAACACCTGCCTTTTGCAAGGCATCAGCCATTTCCGCTGTTGGCTGCCCAGCTGAATCAAACAATGCGCCCGCTGGTGCTCTGCCACTCACCCGCCGAAAAATCGCACTCCCAATCCGACCAAGGCTAGGCAAAGCAGTTTCAATCCCAGCGCCGAGTACAGCGCCAATACCTGCCGCCTCTCCTGCTCGTTCAGCGTCACCAGTTCTACCAAGTGCCGCAATGCCGCCCTCGGCAGCGCCAAGAGCTCCGGACGCCGCGACTCTGGCGCCAAAAGCTGGGATGGCACCTGCGGCCACTCCGAGTGGTGCGAATGGCGCTGCTTCACCGATAACCTCACCTGTTGCTGTAGTGATTGGGTATTGCTGTTCTGACGCTGCAAACAGCTCTTTCTCTCGCTGGGTGGCATCATCAGCAATGCCGAGCCCTCGAGCTACGTTCATTACGCCTTTGCCGATTGATGCGCCAAGAGTGGTTAGCCCTCCGCGCTCTTGAGCTCCCTTAAGATCGTATTGGCGCTGAATCCACTTTGAGTTTGGTTGTCGCATTGTCTGCGCAAACTCAGCAGGGTTGCTAGGAAGCCGCGCCAGCTCTTCCGTGGAAAGGTCTGGCATTTGCTGTTGCTGAACAATACCTGACGCCTGTAAATCCTGTCGTGTGGTGTCGAACTGGTCGAATGGATTCCCTCCGACCTGAGACTTTGTTGGTGCATCAAACTGATCAAATGGGTTTGCCATTACATCCCCTCCGGCAAGTAGCCATATTTCTTCTTGAATGCGCCTTTGAATTGCGGGTTTGCATTAAGATAGTCAACTGCTTGCTGTGGGGCGGCGGCTGACTGTTGCTCAGTGCTAGGCTTCTGGATCTTAATGTCATATTTATTGGCTGCGGCCGACTTCCTAGTTTCCATGTATCCGCGTATCTTGGATAACTCAGCCTTAAATGCCTTCTCTGGCATGTCTCGGTCAAGAGAGCCGATGGCAGAAACAAGGCGCTGCCCCTCGGCTTCTGTGAGTGCCCCAAGCCCCTTCATCTTCTCAACTTCATTTAGGAATGACTGAGACTTCAGCGTTTCAATTTTTGCCTTTACTGTCTGCGCGTCAGAACCAGGAAGGTATGAGGTGATGCCCTTAACGCCAACAGCGCTTGGTAGCGCAGGATCAGAAAGTATCTCGTCAATTGTGTTGATTGACCTGTCAAATGTTGATATTGCGGCCTCCCCTGCGGCCATCTTTTCGCGCTTCATGGTGTCTGATTTTTCAGCGGCAATATTCATCTTTTGCTGTATCTCTTGTCGCTTTAGATCGTTGGTTTCCCTTGCTAGCTGCCTATCTAGGTACTTTTGCTCATTATCAAGGCGCCTAAGCTCTCTATCTGCTGCCGCACTTCCTGCTGATATGTCTTGACCCCTTGCGGTAATGTCCTGCCCGCGCATCTGCACATTGAGCTGGTCGCGCTTTAGTTGCTGGTCTTCGAGCTTCTGCTTGTATGCCACAACCTGATCAGGGGTCATCGTCAGCAGCATCATGGAATCAGCGCCTTTGCGCAGCGAGCCAGGGTCTTGCTGCAACTGCTGAAGTAGTTCCATGGGGTCTTGCCCCATAGATTGCAGCGTTTCCGCATTTGACTGGATTACCCCAGCCGCTCCCTGCATGTTTCCACTATCAAGAGCAGCCGTTAGCTGTGATGCAACGTTTCCGATAGCCTGACGCTTCTGTTGGTCTTGAAACCCCATCAATCCCTGGATGGTTTGCAGCTGCTCTGGGTTTGACGCGATCAGGTCAACCATGGATTTCTGGTCGCCAGATTCCCATGCCGATTTAAGTGCCAGCCCGAACTCCTGTTGTTTTGCCCGCTGCGCCTGCTGTTGGTCGAATATCTGCTGGCGCATGCCAGCCTCGCGTAGGCCAAGGCCAGCCTGCAGGCCTCCTTGTAGCGCCTGCAAGCCAGCAGATGAATAGTCAATTGGTTGGATAGCCATCACTCCCCCTTAAAACAGTTTTCCAAGGCCAGGAAGGCCTCCAGCACCAATGAACGCGCCACCAAGTCCCATCAGGCTATTAAATCCAGAGCCTGCGGCACCAGCCTGAGCCGCCCCTGCCTGATTGTATGCCTGGCTTGCTTGGCTTGCGTAGTTCTGCCCTGCCTGCCCCTGTTGCGCTGCTGCGTTAAGGCCCATCCCTGCGCCAGCGAATAAGCGGTTGAACATGTCAGCCTGCTGCGCCTCTCGCTGCCCAAGGTAGTTCATTCCAAGCTGCGGCGCGATCGAGGCAAGCGCATTACCTGTTGATGTAGAACCAAGCCCACCGGTTGCCTCTGACGCCGCCAGTTGCTGCCCCCTCGCCTGCTGTGACTGCATGGCAAACTCTGGTCCGCTATAGAATTGTGATAGCTCATGCTGTCGATTCAGTGGCTGCATTAGCCCGCCAAGTCCTTGCAACTGGCCCGTGCCAAATTGAAGGAATGGGGCAAGGTTCTGCTGAATCTGCTGGAACTGCTCCTGGCTTAGGTTGGCGCTCTTGTTTGCTGCGTCAATTTGCGCGTCAGCAGCCTTGTTTGATCCGGTAATCCCTCCAACAACGCTTCCTATTGCATCACCAACGAAACTCATAGTGACTTCCTCATTTCTATAACCTCTGTGATTGTACCATCAAGGCGGCGACCAACTATCATTCCGCAGTGATGAAACCCCATCTTGATTGCTAGATTGCACACTTGGCGATAACTAACCTCGATCATCGCCCTAACCTCTCTGACCCCTTGACTCTCTAGCATTGATAGAAGGGACGACACGGCATCTCTGCAATGCCTTCTCCCGCGCTTATCCATCGCCATGTGAATATCCGTGAACCCATCCATTGGCATTATTGCAAACACCCCGCAGTCGCACCAAAGCCGGTAATCAGCATCAACGTCAGGCCAGTCTTCCACGCCCCACAGGCGCATTAGGCGCACCCCGTCAGATCTAGATATGCGCTCCACTAGTTAATTAATCCGTGAGTTCGGGCCATTTGCTCTATGGCTTTTAAGCGAGCCTCTGTCGCGTTAAGCTGTTGCCTTACTGCGTTAGCCTCAGCCTGTGAGTAGGTGGCAGATGCTGCCGCCAAGGTGTTTGGATTCCAAACGCCCTTGTTTGCGACAACAGTTCCTCCAGCCGCCGTCCAACCAGTGTTGCGAACCCCGACAACCTTTATCCCGCCAACGCTGTAGCTGGTAGCAACAGAAATTGGGCTGGCAAGAGTCTGCATTGTGGTAATTGACTTGCTAACATAGTCGCCCTCCACAAGGGTTATTCTGCTGTCAAGACTAACAACCTGACCTTCTAGGGCGCTAACCTTTGGCTCAACGATATCTAGGCGGTCGGTATTGCTGGTTATGCGAATCTCATGGTCTTCGAGCGTTGCCTCTGCGGCAATAAGGCGAAAATCGAGACCCTGTATCTGCTGAGTGTGCTCAGCAAGTACGGCGTCCTGTTCATCGTTGGTTAGCTGCGCAATGTAAGCGCCATTGGCGGCATCGTTTGCTTTCCCTGCTACGTTTGATAGGTCGTCATTTTGCCCAACCAAGAAGTCAGTTAGCGGGATGCTGAAGTTAAGAGGAAGTATCGACACATCAAGACGACGCGCCTCTACACTCACCGGTGTTGGTTTTTCCACTGCCATCATTCAACTCCTACCACTGTTATTTTCCCGCCAGTGCAAGTGTCTCGCGTTGCGGCGTACTCAACCGCTTCACGTGCGCCCTTGCCGAAATCCATTGCAGACAGAGCCAGAGTCCACCCACTACCTATTGCATCATTGCAATCTGGCTTGCACTTCCAGAACACTCCATCATCTTGGCATCCGATCCTATAAACAATGCCGCCATCAATAACAAATGCGTTTGCCTCTGGAACAAGACCTGGCTTATCACCAAAGTACATAGAAATCAGAAGGTCGTAGTCGCAGGTTGCGCCACACAAGAAGAATTTCACACCACCTTGCTCAACCATCTTTTCTGAGCTGTCGCTCATGATCGTGTTGCCGCGAGTTGTTCTTCCGTCGTATGCGATCTCTTTTCTTTCGTGGTGATATGCGATGGTAGTCATTACTCAATCCTCGCTCTGAAATTTGAAAGTGTGCATGGAGTGGCGCCAACGATGCGCAGCTTGAACCCTATGCGCAGTCGGATGCGGCCAACCCTGCGCTTTATAGCTCTACGTAGCCACTGCCACGTCCCGTCGAACTCGATAGCCTCCTCGTTTCCGTAGTTGATGCCATCGGATGTTGATGAGACAAATATGCGGCGCACGTTGGAAGCAAGACCAGAGTTTGCCGTGATCTGCATGTCGTACATCACGGTTTTTTCCATTCCTATCAGCGGGCTGTAAAGGATAATTTCTTGATCCTCACCGTACTGGGCGGAAGTTGTTAAATCCTGACTGCCAAGGAATGGCGATAGGCGATCACCGCAAGTCACGACATCTCCCTCGTTGCGGTAATCAACAGCCCTGTGCACGTCATCGCCAGTGCCAGTCTTTATGATGCTCCATAGCTGGCTAGTGGCGTTGTAAACAAGCGTGTGCTGAGGCAGGTGTAGGATTAGGAATTGGTTATCCTCAGTCTTTAGGGATTCAACAAATGATGCGGAAAGCTCGACAGCACTGTATCCAGCCAAAATCTTGTTGGTGTTGCGGTCTGAGATCTGGTTGTAAACTCCCTGACCCATCACGGCAACAATCACCTGCCCACGAGCTGGGCTAGTGATGAATGCGAATGACTCAGCAAACTCAGCAAGGCAGAACTGGCCCGCAATCCCGATTGGCACCATATAGCTGCTAGCGAACTGGACAAGGTTGTTTGCGTCACCAGTCAGGCGGAAAAACTCTATCGTCGCAGATCCAAACGCCAGGATGAAATCTCGGTACTCGCGCAAAGCAAGGATGCCATCCGGCATGTTCTCAGCGCGGTAAGCTGGCGCTGTCAGGTCTGGCTTGCTCTCGTCTTCAAGGCTGGTAAGCCAGAATGTATCGGTACCAGCCTGCGTGAACACGTAGCGGCCACGGATGCGACATACATCGCTAACAGGTGTAAAGTCGTATTGCGGATTTGGAACCGTGGTTGTTTGCGTTACCTGCACCCAAACAAGCTTGCTTATATCCCGCTCTTCTGCTGCTGTTGGCGATCCTGGAGTTACCGGATTTGGGTTGAATGTGTAGGTAACGAGAAGGGTAGCGCCTGCGAATTTAGTGCCGCTTACTTTCAGGTTGGTGATGTATGGGGTTCCAGCAGCCGGAGCAGACTGAGACTCTGAACCGCCTACTTTCCACACGCTCTCGGCGATTGACAGAGGAGCCCCTGACTTGTTATTGCCGTTTGTTGGAGTGACCGTTAGCGTCAACTCTCCAGCCTCATTGCTGGCGGTAATCTTTAGCGTGTCGCCATCCTTGTTGTGCTGCGTGGTCTGGATGGTCTTCGTCTCGCCAGGAAATACCTCATTTGCCGGCCAGTTCTCTACCGTCTTAATCTCGCCATCGTACCGATATAGCTTTAGCTGTCCATTCACAACAACAGCCTGAGATGTGCGCCCGTGAGCCATTGATACCCTGCCAGAGCCAGCCACATCGCCAACTTCAGCATGCCCAAGATAGAGCTTGCCGCCCATCACGCGATAGACGGCATTCTTTACGGTGTTCCAGTGGCTGCCACGGCTAACCCCTGCGACATCGGAAACCTTGATTATCCCAGGCCAGAATCGGAAATAACCAGCCGCCCCCTCAGCCTCTCCGATGATGGGGACAATGTTGGTTGGCAGTAGGTCAACGTAGTCGGCATTCTTTGGCGACTTACCCTGACCTTTGACAAGTGGGATCTGAATTTCCGGCATGTGGCGAAATCTCCTAATGTATAGCGAATTCTACCACTTGATTGATGATTGAGCGAATGATGAAGAAAGCCCCTCGGTTGAGGGGCTTTTGTGTATGCATAAAAACTACGCAATATCTGTAACCTTAAAGTAAACCCCCTGTAGTTCTATGCTTTCGCTTGAGTTTGTGCGAATGCCAATCCTTACTGCTTGCGTCGTGCCCTGATATGCCGTGATTAGTACAGAGTTAGTTGAGCTGAACGTGATCTGGTCTGTCAATATGTCGGTAAATCCCACGGTAGGTGTGGCCTTGTTTGGTATAAGCCTCATAACCAGCTGGCCAGTTACGGCGCCGCCAGCTGTATTTCTGAACGTGACACGCGCCTCAAGGTCCGAATACTGAGAGCACCCAGATACGTCAATCCAGTCATTAGCCGGATCAACGCTGCACTTACCAGATGGGTTATTGAACGCAAACGAGAAAGCCCCGTCATTGTTCAATGGCAGCATGGTGTTGGTGTTGCTCGGAACACTTGTCGAGTTAGCTGCATTGCTGACCTGAGCAAAGCGACGAATGGACGCACCTGTAGGTAGTGGTGTGGCTGGCCCAGCTGGACCAATTGGCCCTGGCGGACCTGCAATACCATCTTTTGCTGGGTACTCGTCAAAACCTCCCATAATCACACCCCCTCAGTCACAGTGACAAAGATAAGCGACCCACCAGTGATTCCAGCCTGTGTTACCTGAAGTTCCTCCACCGGATATGCCAGCGTGATGGTTTTCTCTGCCGAGGCTGAGAATGCCGGAGCATCCTCTATAGCAAGGAACTCGGTGCGACCAGGGGCGCGAGCCTTGATCTCGATTGTGCCGCCAGTGATGGGGGTGTGATAGCGAACCGATATCAACCTGTTCATTGCTTCAGAGCTGTATGGAAGCAGCGTTACGCCGTCTGCCGCCGTGATTGTGTATTGCATTCGATCATCCTTTTTATTTTAAAAAAATCTATGCGTTATCACTGAAAGATTGAACAAGCCAGTTACTGCCGCGCTTTACGATCATTACAATGTCGCTATTTGCTGTTAGTGATATGCTAGCTCCTGGGGTTACAATATTTCCACCCTCAGCGAGAGTTACCGTTCCAGATCCTGTCTTTTGAAGTTGCACCACCTCTCCTTCTGACCCTCCGTTGATTGTGCTAATGGATGGCGATCCTGTTGCGTCTATTACGTGTGCGTTCTGTGATATGGTTATAGCGCCGCTAGAAACCACGAGTGCAGCCCCTACCGGCCATAGCGCGGTTCTCTTGAATGCCACGCATCCAGTGGATGGGTCAATTCTTGCCACAGCCGAACCGCCTAGAGATATGGCAAGCGCATCAGAATCTGAAACATCCATGCGCAGAGAGAATCCATCCTCACTGGATGCGACATTCCTAGTAAACTGGATGCGAGGATCCTCACCGCCACCAGTCGCCATCATTCTAAGATATGCACCCTTGCTGCCAACTACGATATCACCAAAAAATGGATTGGTGATCATCAACTTTTCGACAACATCTCCAAAATCAGCATGATCCCACAAAGAATACGTGCAGTTCCTGCTATTCATAATGTGGACGTTTCTGGTTTGCGAAGTTCCGAGAAACTTATGGTTCCCCGTGTCTGGCTGGCCTCCTATTGTTGAAAACTCAAATGGCACATTCACTAAGTGAAGGTTTGAACAATTATCCAGAACTACCGGCTTGCTTGAGTAAGTCCTCCACCCCCCAGCTATGAACTCATGACCATTTAAATCTGTGTCTGCTGCGCCAGTGTTTCCGTCAATAAAAATCAAGTGTCCATAAGCGTTTGTTTGACCTGGGCGCAGAGGCTGAGGCTGTCTGCTGTGATGATCATTAGCAAACAACTGAAATCCCAGGCACTGAGTTCCAGATAATCCTGGGCCTGCTCCCGCCGCATTATCGTTGCCAATCAGCGCCAGACCGTAATACCCCATGGTGCTGCCAAAGCCAAATTTTGTGTAGTCAGGATTGTCGCCGACACCATGAGACCAGATAGCTACACCCGCCTTGTTCCAGTAACCGAAGACTGCGAGGTTGGGGAAATCGCTGGCGCTGGAGTCATCTATAAGCAAACCGACGTCACACTCAGCGCGGTTATCAGTGGATGGAGTGGTTAGGGACCCGCCAGCGTCATATACGTCCATATCCATGACGATGGCTATGCCATCCATGTTAGCTGGGTACTGAGGGAGTGTTTTCACTGCGTAAGTCATGCTGCTGAACATGTCACTGCGAACTGTACTGACACTAGACAGTGTAGAGCCAGCCATCAAAATTATGCTGGTTCCCGGAAGCTTGCCCTTATAGCCAGGGCGCAGATATATTTTGTCATCATCATTTTGCGGGAATGGAGCTAGTTCAGGGGATCCGGCACCAGCCCAGCGGGCTTTCTTTATGATCGATAAACCAATGCAGTATTGTCCGTCAGGAAAGTGCAGCGTCCTACCGCGCTCAAAGCACCACTGATCAGCAGCAACTATGGCTGCATGGCATAAATGACCGTACGCTCCTGCATCTTTGTCCCAGTCCTTTATGCTTGCTATCTCAGCGTTTTTATCTGCCTGAGTTCTTCCATTGCCAATCCCAAGCAAAGTGACGCCATCATCTGACGCAAGCTCATCACGCAAAGCATCAACAGCACCAGCAGCAGATGCAGCGCTTGCAGATGCAGAATCCGCGCTAGCGTCTGCGTTTATTGCAGCTTGAGTCGCATCGGCTGACGCTTGCGTTGCTGCATCAATAAGTGGCGCTATGTCTTCCTCTGTCTTTGCGGAGAAATACCTTGCGGAATCAGCGGCGGTTATGCCACGGGTTGAACCATCAGCAGTTCCGATAGGGAAGACATCCCCATCTGTCAAATCCTGATTCCTGTTAAGGTCTGAAATTCTTGTCATGTCGCCCCTCCTTTAGTGCGCTATGTCTTAATGCAGAAAGCCCCCTGCATCGGGGGCTTTGTTACAGCGTTAGCAGGCCGTCATTCTCTATTGTGATGTCATCATCAGGATCCTGATACGCACCCAGGTAGCAGTTTCCGGCGCCAGTTGGCATCATTGGATCGCTTTGTCGCTGGATTAGTTCAACGCTAAATAGACCCTCGTAAAACAGCTTGGCCCGTGATTTAACGGTTGGCTGAGCCTCCCGCCCTATCATTGGCGCCATGTTCACGGCAAGGTTTGCGGCAACGCCAAGAACCTTTGTATCGCTCAGGCCTGACTCATCATCTGGCATCGTCGGCACACCCTCAGGCGGCAGAATGTAGCCAATCCGAATGCCATGGTTTTCCCACTCGGTCGCCATGGAGTCGAGATAATCAAGGCCGTCCCGAATCTCCTCTGGGTCAGCCGAGGTGATGGAGTCCACCACCCCAAGCATCTTTAGCGCGCGAATTACCAGTTCGCCCTTGGTGATGCTCATCACTCACCAGCTTTATGCAGTCGTGACTTGAGCTCATAGCCCATCAGCGGCCACACCTTGTTGATGGCATTCTGGCGAGCAATCTTGCGACCGAGTTCGGTGTCGAAGTTCTCAGGACTGGCGCAGGCGCTTTCGCCCGTGACGGTAAATCCGCTTTGCAGCGTAAGCACGCAAAAGGTTAGCAATTGCAGTGGGACAGTCATCGTAGGAGATGGCGCGGGAGCCGCATCAGTATCATGGCGGTATTGCCATTCACCTAGCACCCCATCAGCAGCCGTAAAATAGTGCTCGCTAGCAATATTCGCCTCCAGATCGGCAGGCGTAATGCGCGGAGCCGTCAGGCCCTTGTCTTGAATTTCTTTCTCGATCTGATTGTCGATCATATCACTCACCTTTCATGTGTTGTTCGGCCATAGCCACCACTTTCTTCCAGTGCAGGCCATCCTCATACTCCACGCCAGCCTCTGCAAGATAGGCCTTAGCTTCTTCGTGAGACAGCTTACCATCACCATCAGCGTCAGCCATGTGACTTTTCTCCGTTACTGCCAGTGCCTCATCAAGCGACAGATGCCATCCATTTTTAAGCATCTTCTTTGATTCTGAGATGCCAACGAAATCAACCGTGTATGGCACACCACTTAGCTCCCAATCTCCGCCGCACTTGTAAACAAAAACCATGCTATCCCCCTTAATTAATGGGGCCGAAGCCCCATAACTTTTACACGTTGCCGTATACCTTTTCCCCAAAGAACGGGTTCAGGCATGCGAAGGTTGGGCGGAAGTCGATGCGGATCTTGTGCTTGTTGCCGATGATATCGCTACCGCGAGAAACGCGGAAGTTCAGACCGTCCATGGAGGTGAATGATGTGTCGGTAGCATCCAGCTTCTTCAATTTGATGGAGCCCATGCCGAAGAATGCTTCATGGAATGCCAAGCCAGGAGCGTAAGCGGTACTAATGTTCTCGCTAATAACCACAACTGCGCCAGCAACGATCGCGGATGCAACGGTGTTATATGCGCCATTAACGCCAGCTTCAAAGATTGAACAGCCAGAAACCTTGACGTTGGCATCTCCGTTGGAATCAAAAGTTGCGGTCTCAAGGACTGACACAGTAAGCGGGATAAACAGGCCGCCAACGCCTCGAATGGGGTTATGGTTGCGAAGGTGAACTCGGTTGATGCCCTGAATTACAAGGGTGGTGCCAGCAACGAGCGTCTTACCTACTGAACCAGTAGCAGTAAGCACCAGTGTTTGCTGATACGAATCCTTGCAGGCGTCATATGTCTGAACTGGAGCAGACTTGACGGTGATGCCGGTCTTGATGGTACCAGCCGTGAAGGACGGCATGTTGTCACTTGTTAGTACGGTATCGAAACCTGCGTAGCTTGATGCAATGGCAGCATCGCGGAGGGCGGCTCCAACCTCTGGGTTTACGGCCAACCCCTTCTGCTCGCCAGCCAGCGCCAGGGAGTCGAAGTCATTGATTACGCAGTATCGCTTGCCAGAGCTTGGGAGGCCAATTGCTTTCAGCATGGTGCCAGCTTGCGCAATATCCTGCCACTTAGCGATTGCTTGGGTGGGGGAGCCTGACGTGTTTGCGGCAGCCTTCATCATGCGAGATGTAAGCTCAGACTCGATAGTGTTGCACATATCCTCGGCGGCAGGAGCGACCAGCTTGGTCATTTCCTCTGCCACGTCAGCAGACTTGAGCGCTCGCTCAATGTCGGTCATCTCAACGAACACAGTGCAATACTGACCAACCTCGGCGGGCACAGAGCCAACCTTCACGGGGTTAAGGCTCATGCTGGTGAAGTCACCATCAGGGGTGCGCTGAGGAACGAACTGCAGCGGTCGCTTCATGCGCACGGCGCCGTAGGAATCACCGGTTGTTTCGTCAAACCCTTCAACAAGGTTTTGTGCGTTAGTTGAGATTAGCTTTGATACTTTGCGCTGAGAGTCAAATGCTGGGATGAAAGCCCGCATCAGCTTGTTTGTTACGTTACTGTCAAGGTTGTTAGCCATTTTTCACTTCTCCAAGATTATTCGAATTTACCAAGGCGCTTCATTACATCATCTTTCCGCGCCCCGCTGGATGGGATGCTTACTTCTGGTTTAACGTCGAGCTTTTGCTTTTGACGCAGCTTCAGCTTGTCTGCTTCGCGCTGAAGGATGCGCTTTACCTGCTGCTGAGACTTGGCGCCAGCCAATTCAGCTACAACAGCAGTATTGCGACCCAGCATGTACTCAGCCTTTCCTGAGTCGATGCCAGCCAACGAACACAGCTGACGAAGCTGGCCTCGAACAACTGACGGAACCAGCCCAAGCTCAGAGATTGCACCATCAAGCGCAGCAAGCTTGTCGTCATAGTCTGACACGCCAGCATTCTTGATTGCGGACACAGCCTCTTCGTGCTCGAACTCAATCTCAGGGTCCAGCTCATAACTAGCCTGTGATTGCTGGCGCTGTTGTTGCTGCTGAGCTTGCTGTTGCTGCTTGTTACCGCCATTAGCGATCCAATCAGCCAGCTTCTGCTCATAAACGGCATCGTCATACCCGCAAGCCTCATAAGTTGGCTTTGGGCCGACCTTTAGCTGTCCGACCTGCGATTTCAGATCTTCAAGCTCCTGCTTGAGTCGCTGGCTCTCAGCAATTGCTGCATCCTCGCGAGCTTTGGCCTCTCTGGCTTTCTGCTTCTGCTTAGCAAATGCGGCCTTGCGGCGCTTCAGCTCGACATCTTCATTAGGCGTTTCATGGTCGCCTTCACCCTCAATCTCAAACCCAAGCTCATCGGTGTCAGTGGCGTTAGCGTCACCACCGATTTCCTCTACTGAGGCCGCTAAACCACCAGCAGGTTGATTCACGTCAAGTTCGGCATCGGGCATATAGTCCAGATCCAGCATTTTTAATCCTCGAAATCCTGGTGAAACGAAATCCGGTAGGCCACCGGTAGGCACTGCAATTGTAACACCATGGCGAGAATGCGCAAATAGTGGCGAATTGCGCCAACTATGCCACGTGAAAATAATTGCAGATTCATCTTGATGTGTAACGAAATTGCGTTATGATTTAGCCATCAACAACACGGGGGATTTGATATGAGTTTTGTAGTTCCAGCATCAGAAGCAATAAAGAGCACCCTCATGATGTGCAGGGAGGAAAGTGATTTCACGATAGCTGAGCACGCAATCATTGAGTTGCTGTCGGTGTTCTATATGACAGATGAGGAGATCACGGAGGCGCTCAACCTTGCATCGGGAAACTCGGCGATTGAAGACGAGTGCATTGATCGCATGATATCGAACCTATAACCAACAACGCGGAGATGAAGTGATGAAGAATGCAGATATGCCAGCTATGCCGCTTGAGGTTGTAGATGAGACACAAAGTAGCAGATGGTGGAGCGGCCTAACCAAGCGCGAGATGATGGCGATGCATGCGCCTGAAGTGCCTGATTGGTTTAGCTTCAAGTGGCGTGATGAGAATAAATCAAACGGAATGTTTTTTATTCCACTCCACGATGGTCGCAGCCGCCTAGTGGAAATTACCGCAACTGGAAGTGCGGCCATGTACTTTGCTTGGCGCACCACATACGCAGACGCCCTCCTCGCCGAACTGGAGCGCACATGCCACAAGACCTAACCTGCCCAGTCTGCGGAAAGACGCAGAGGATGCAGAGTAATGCCAAATACTGCTCTGACAGGTGCAGGCAGAAGAAGTTTCGAGATAGCAAAAAGCAGGAGAGTGAGAAATGACAACTTGGGTTTTGATTTTTTATATGAGCGTCGGAATGGGGCAGACAGGCGGACCAGCAGCGGTTGATGGTTTCACATCTTACCAATCGTGCATGCAGGCTGGGGATGCCATCAGCAAACTACCGAAATATGATTGGCACAAATGCGTTGAGGTTAAGAAATGAAAATCAGCAAATCAAAGCAAGAACTGGCCCGCATCATAAGCGAGAATGGGGGCTGGCGTGATGGTTTCAGTTTCGCGGCCCAAGACAAGGACGGCGATGTGTTTGCGTATGATACGAAGCCTAGTATTGGTGTAGGTCGTGAGGTTTGGACGGCTGCGGGCTCCGCAGAAGGTCTGCGTTCTTGTACTACTATTCGCGGATGGAACCAGACCATCCTCTCGCGTGACGAGTATTCCCACCTGTACCCGGGCTCCGACACCGCACTGGAGCCGGTAGTAGAAGCCAAGCCTACCATCGAACAACTAGCATCAGACTACCGCAACGCCAAGGACTGCGCCGAGCGCAAGCAGCAAGAGGCGGATGCCGCGAAATCTGATGCGGACGCCAAGCTGAAAGCGCTTGATCTAGCTTGTGAGGCGATTGGCCTGAAGGTATCGCCAATCACCGCAAAGCAAGAGCCGGAGCTGGCGATTAAAGATTGGCGGGATTTGCGGGTTGGGGATATTGTATGGGTTGATGCATACGACCACAATGATCAAGGTGGGTGGCCCGTAAGCCAGATGGAGGACGCTTCATATGCTAGTGATTATGCCTTTTCTGTAAAGTATGGGGAATCATGCGATAGGTGGGTTAATGTAAGGAGGCCGTGGCGCTTCATCCGCCGCCCATAACAACAAGGTGATAGCATGAAAAAGTATAGGGTTGTTACAGGTTCAAATGATGACTATTTTGTTGAGGTTAAGAATAGGTTTATGACTCCATGGCATCAGGCTAACCTAAATGGATTTCACTCAATTAATGTGGCGGTTGAATTCATACAATATTTAAAATCAAGAGATGAGAAGATAGCATTGACAGGAAAGGTTGTTCATAAGGAGTAGCATAAGGCCCCATCACGGGGCCTTTTCTTTTACTGCATCATCTTCCCTGCCTGACCTATTGCCTTCAATCTCAAGTCAGCCTGCTTGATGTTGATGTCAGCTCCCGCCTTCTCTGCATCAATGGCAACCTGCATCCTCTTCGTCTCAGCGTTGAATGCGTTAATCTGCTGGCTCATCATGCTGGACTCAGCCTCAACCTGGGCGGCCTGACCCTTGAGCATTTCTGCCTGGGCCAATGCCATTGCCGGATTTTCCTGTGATTGCGATTGCTGTTGCATCTGCTGCTGACGATACTGGATGAACTGTTGCTCCTCCTCGGTGAAGTCGAACAGTTGGATTGGGTAGCCCATTGATAGGATTGAGTCGATCTCACGCAGGCGGGCAATCATCCGCATCCGGTCGCCACCTTCACCATCGGTCAGCGTCATGGTGTTGTAGGCCAGAAGCTGAGCGTACTCAGCATCGGCACCAGCCATCTGTATCATTTGAAGGTTTACTTCAATCTGGCGCTCCTTGCTTGTCTTGTACGCCTCTCCTTGCTCAACCTTTACGGAATACCGACCATTAGCGGTGTTCTTGCTGGGTCCGTATCCACCGCCTTCAGTCTCTCCCATCTCCAGCGTGGTTATCTTGGCTATCTCACCATTCCCCTCGATTACGCTTATCTGTCGAGAGTTCGAGAAGTACAGCTTCTGAGCGGCAGGTATCCACGCCTCACAAGTAGCCTTGCATGAGTGCAGGACGTTCTTGACGATTGGCAGGAATGCGTCATCTTGCCTTTCGTTCACGCTCTGTATGGCGGCGTCAGAGGTGTTGGATGGAAGGGTTGCTTGCCCCGTTCCGCCATTGGTTGCAATGGTCTCTTGAAGGAACTGGCCGAATGTTGCGGCACCGCTTCCAAGTTGTGGTGGCTGCTGATAACCAACTGGACCAAAGTGTACTGGGTTATTTTCTATATCTCGAATTGGATCGCTAAGCAAGAATGGAACGTTATCTATATCCGCCCTGGCTCGCTGCGCTGCATGTCGCGCAATCTGCTCTGGTGCGTACTCTGGCTTGGTTACCTGAGGTGCTGATGCAACCTGAGCGAGTATGGACCCAAACATGTTGTGGAACATTTCTGCGTCGGTGTTCTTGCGCACCTCACCGCAATAGTATTCCTGCCCATCCACCACAGCGTAATACCCGTAGCGCGGGATTATTGGAACTCGCTTAAACGGCATGCGCTGCGGCTTGGTTAGGTACTTCTCGCCGTCAGCCAGTGCGTACTCGACATACTTCACCTTGCGTCGAGTTGTGGGGGCCATCTCGCCAACTTGCAGCTCGTACTCTGCGCGGATCTCTTTCAGTTCCTCACGGGTGTAGGTTGCCCCAGCTGAATCGGCTATACCGTCACCACTGGTTATCTCAAGCCCCGGAACCAGTAACGAGAAGTCGTAGGTTGTTACATTCTTCTCGATAACCTCGTAATAGTGAGCCACATAGACATCTCTATTGGTATCCAGGTTGCGAGATTCATTAGCCACTGGATTCCCAAAGCTGCAAATGCTGTCAACGTCGAAGTCTTCCTCAAGCCTATCTCGACTCACCCTTGTTAGGTGCCAGCCCCATCTTGAATCAGACTTATCCTTTCTGATCGCTCCGGCATCGAAGTAAACGGAAGTGGCGGCAGAGTGTACTATCTCCAGGCAGGCGTATTGCTCATCATCGTTTGGCTGCTCCTCATCCTCATACTTCGTGACAATCTTGAGCGCACCAAAGCCACCTACAATGGCCTCCATCGTGGCGGTCTCGCTAGCCTCCACTCCATCAGAAGACTGAAAGTCATGGCGCCAACGCTTCTGGAGTAGCACGGCGCTTTCATCGCTGGCGTCAGAAGAGTTACCCATGATTACGGCGTTCAGTTCCATATCGTTGATGTCGCCAATCAGCCGGTTGATGTTCTTCCAGATGCGGTTGAACTCTGGGCGCGGCCGGTTCTTGAACGGCTCAGCGTACCGGCCGGATCCAGACCACCACTCGCCATCGATAAAGAAGCGCTGCATATCTAGATTGCATTGATCGCGCATTGTCGTATCTGACGAAGCGGAGCGGTAATGCTCCATCATTTTTTCGTGCGATTGCATGTATTACCACCCCGTCACTGTCTGGACGAATAGCGATGAGATATCAACCTCTTCGCGGTTCATTTGAAATGATTCATTTTCAGACATCATAACGCAGTCTGCCAAGTTAGGCGATCTCACCTTGAATTTGCTGCGCATTTCCGCCTTGGTGTAGAGCTCGAATCCGTTAGGGTTTGGCTTAATTGGGAGTCTGCACAACTCAGCACGAAGGCCCTTCAGGTTTCCGCACTCACTGGAAAAGCTGATTAGCTTGTCAGGGTCGCAAAACTCGCCATGATTGATCGCTCGATATGTTCGGTAAACCCTATCCCTCAATCTAAGGTAGCACTGAGCCCGCAGGTTGCGGCTTATCTCTTTGTTGGTCTTCTCTCTGAAGTTGTTGGCGCCAGAAGGCTCATATATGGCATCAGGCCGCTCTACAGCGTGAGCCCCGTTGAACTGGTAAACCTGACACTTCTTGCCTCCAAGAGCGGAGTTTATGTCACGCTTGAGAGTCACACCCATGCCGCCGACGTCCCATATGTACTGGTCTGCATTCTCGTTGATGGCTATGGATAGGGCCCAGTCACTGCCTTCATTCACATCTAGGTCATCTCGATCAACTATCTGCGTGATGATGTTTCCCTTGCGAACACACACGGCTTTAGGGTCAGAGCCAAGGTCTGACGGGTCGTGTGATACCCTGGTGATTCCGTGAGGCTTCATGCCAAGCTTGATGTGAGCATCAATGCAGGCGTCGAACCACTCAGCCTTAATTAGTGCGTTGTCTATCTCGTCGTTGAAACCGCCCTCCCAGATCCAGTCGTACGTAGAGCGCGGCAGGATGGCAAGGTCAAACTGGCGTTCCCGCTCAAGACCTGACTCCGCGAACCATGGGTTGTCGCTCCAGTTCATCTTGATGACAAGGTGCATATCATCCTCATAGATGCCGTCACGGTTGAGCGCATCCTGGAACGGCACGATGAATCGCTGACTGAATGGGTCTTCGCTTGATGCTGGGTTTCCAACGAACACAAGCCGCACTTGACTCATATCAACCTCATCACCACCCACCTCAAGCATCTTTCCAGGCAGCCCCTTCTTTGGCTTGTTGCGGGCTGTTGGGGTTAGAGTCTTCAGCGACTTGTCAGACAGGAACTGGCTTTCCTCGCACCACCAAAGGCCAAAGCCATACGCAGACTTTACGGATTCAGGGTTGCGAGCAAGGCCGGAAAACTTGGCTGACGATCCATTATGCAGGAACCTAAGCGCCCTCTCCGTTACTTCAAGCCCATCAAGCTCAAGTCGCTCAGCCTCTTCTTTCATCAGGGAGTGAACAGAGTCGGCAATGGACGCTTGAAACTCACGAAGGCACATGAAGTTGACACCACGATCGTGCATCTCTATCAGGCCTATATCCCCGATGGCAATGGATTTACCGGACCCTCGCCCACCAATAATGACAATGAACCGCTTAGGCCTAGTGAATATCGGCTCCAGCCTTTCAGCAAAGAATGCTTGTGGCTCAGCCCCGTGAAACTCTTCGTATCGCTCGCCATCGAAACGCAGGCACTTTGACAGCCTTCCATCAGGAGACACCAAGCCAATCACTGTGCCAGTTCCAGCAATGAAGTTCACAGCAGCCGCCTTGCGCTCAAGTTCGTCAATCCGCTTTCTCAATGCCGCCGACACCCTTACCCTCCAATGCTTCAAGCCGCTTCAGTATCTCACCCTTCTCGCTTATCTCATGGCGCAATTTGATGTTCTGCAGCATCTTCTCAGCTATGTCAGGTGGAAGTCCGGAAGACACCACCTTGTCAGCCATCTGCTCAAGCGTGTCACCAGCAGATATCCCAATGTCAACTGGCTGCATTGTTGGCTTGAATGGAGCCTCAAGGCGCTGGCCAACAAGTTGCATTAACTGGATGTTTCCATCCTTCCCATCTCCGCCCATTGCTTTGTCAATCACCTCATCCCAGAAGTCCTCTTGAGTTAG